GGCATCAGGGGGCGCTGGCGGCTACGTTCGGGAAACTGGCGGTAGCGCGCTGTCCCAATTCGTTACGGCGCTTGGCGCTGGCATTGCTACGCCTTTGGCCGCAAACAAGATCGCGCAGCTTGCCGGCCGTATCGGGACGCGCACGCCGACTTACACGCCTGATGAGCTTGACGTAAAGATCAATGCAGCCATCGCGCCGAACGGTATCAAGGTTGAGAACATGGCGCCGCAGGTTGCGCAAGGCATCCGCGATGACGTGGCCGCCGCGCTAAAGATCAGCGATGATCTGAAACCTGACGAACTGCGCCGCCTCGCTGACTATCGCCTGACCGGCCTGACGCCGACGAAAGCAACGCTGTCGCTTGACCCTGCGATCATCAGCCAGCAGAAGAACTTGGCGAAACAGGGCATCAACAGCAAAGACGTTGCAGCGCAGCAGCTTGGGCAAACCGAGAACGCGAATAACCGCGAGATTATCAGCGGCATGAACCGGCTTGGTTCGCCTGCCCCTGCTACGCCGGCTGGTGCGGGAACCTCCATCAGCGGCACTCTTGGCGCACGCGATGCACGTGCGCAGGCACTGATTAGCGCCCGCTATTCGCAAGCCAGGGCGGCAAATGGGCGCAGCGCGGAGCTTGACCCGGATGCGTTCGTAACGCGCGCCAATAGTCTAATTGATGAGGCCTTGCTGGGAGATAAGATCCCGCCTGCTGTGCGTAATATTCTGAACAAGAAGTGGACGCAGGTTATCAACGATGGCAAGCCGCCAGTTCCAGGCGCTCCAGCGCCGGCATCGGCGCCTTTGACTGTGGATATGGCAGAACAGTTCAAGACCAGTATTGCCGGCCTCCAGCGCGCCTCTACCGATGCCGCAGAGCGCAAGGCGCTTGGGTACGTTCGCCAGGCGCTTGATGAAACGCCTTTGCTTCCAGGCCAAGATATCGGGCAAGAAGCCATCAACGCATTTACGCGCGCGCGCAAGCTGAATCGGTCGTACATGCAGATCGTGGAGAAAACGCCTGCGCTTGCTGCTGTGCGTGATGGCGTGGAGCCGGACAAGTTCGTAAATACCTACATCACCGGCAATGGCAAGGATTCGACCATCGCAGCGCAGCAGGCTTTACGCTCATCTATCAAGGGCGATCCTCTTGCCGTTACAACCGTGCGCGAGCAGATCATCGAGCATCTGAAATCAAGGGCGCTTGGGCGTGCCTCAGATGAAGTTGGGAATGTTAGCCAATCGAATTTCAACAAAGCATTGAAGGATATTGGTGATGAGCGCTTGGCTATCTGGTTCCCGCAGAAGGATATCGACCAGCTTAAGGCTCTTGGTCGAGTTGCTTCCTATGAAGGTGTTCAGCCGAAAGGTAGCGCGGTTGGTAATTCGAATACTGGCGCTGTCTTAATGTCGAATATTCTTGACCGGATCGCAGGTAGCGCCTTGCTAAGCAAGATCCCGGCAGGGGGATTAATCCAGCAGCCAGTACAGAATATTTCCATTGGCATCGGATCTAAGCGCGCATTGAACGCCCCGGCCGCCATTGCTGCCGATACGCCAGCTTCTGTTCCTAGGAACCGCTTGCGCAACATGCCGTCAGCAGTAATCGGCGTAGGAGCAGCCGAACAGGATCGAGAAGAGAAAAAACGATTACGGGACTTCGGGAAGTAGCCAAGCAGTGATGATAGAGGCTACCAAGTAGCCAAGCAAAATAGGGTTGAATTCCATATGATATCCTCGTGGTTAATCAACGCAATGTAGCACAAAATAGTAAAGGATTCATCATGGCAGGTAGCCTACTCCCGGAACCAAAGCAGCAGTTTTTGAACGATATTGGCGATCCTCTTTTTGCTGGGCAGATTTTCACCTATGCAGCGGGAACGCTGACGCCGAAGGCTACGTACCAAGATCAAGCACTGACAATTTTAAACACTAACCCTGTTGTGGCAAATGCACGCGGCGAAGTAGTCATGTATGGTAGTGGGACATATCGGATAATTCTAAAAGACTTATCAGGAAATACCATCTATGATAGAGATAACATAGAGACACCAAACTTAGCGTCTGAAACATATGCCGCATCCCTTGCTTTGCCTTCTGGATCTTCAAAGGTTGGATTTGAATCAAATTATGCTGCCTCCCCATCGACGCAAACAGTTGAAGATGTTCTTGACCGAGAAATAAATCTAGCCAATTATTCCGGATATGACCCAACTGGAGTCGAGGATAACGCATCAATTTTGCAGGAGGCAATTGATGATGCAGCGACACGAGGCGTTTACAAAGTAAAGGTAATCGGTAAAATTCGCTGCAATACCGCGATTACATTAAAGCCTGGCGTTATTCTTGATGGCGAAACAGATCCTGGATATTATGCTGGCATGCTGTACTACGCAATTCCAACAAATACTATGGCAGGGCCAAAGTCACGTATTTTTGCAGGGGCTACTATAGCCGGAGCATTGATTAAGATCGACCCATCGAGTGACAACAGTTTTGGTTTCGGCATTCGCAACTTGATCGTTGATGGCAACAAGCTATCCGATTACTGCATATCGTCGCAGCCAGCAACTTTAACCGAGCGAATCACACGATTCGCTAATATAATTGTCCAAGGCGGAAAACTTGGCGGCATCATCATGTCAACTGTTCTTGTCCAGTTTTGGGACAATGTCATAGTTTCGTCATGCGGCGGATTCGGCGTCCAGTTCCCGTTCGGCGTTTCAGATTCACAGTTTAAATCGCTTTATATCCATACTTGCGACAGTGGCGGCATTCAAATTGGAACTGGATCTTCTAATTTGCACTTCTTCGGCGGCAAGATTGAGGATAATTACGGAAATGGCATAGAGGTTACATCAGGAGTTCTTATTTATCTGCATGGTGTTAGTATTAATGCAAATAATGGGGATGCTATTGTAAGCAACGGCGGATTTGTTTATGGCGATGGGTGTGCAATTTTTAGCAATAACGTATCTCTTGATTCTGCCGCAGTATTTTGCTCATCCGGCTTGGTTAAATTAACTGGCGGTGTTATTTATGGCAATAACTATAACTTCCAGCAAAATGGTGGAACTATTACCATAGATGGCGCCGATATAGGAAATGCAGTTTCTGCAAATGTAATTCAGACGGGGGGGGCTTTATCAGTAATTGCTGATACAAAAAGTGGCATTCCTGCAATGAGGAACCCAGGGGGAAGGCGAATAGCTGTAAGTATTGGCACTAGTTCATCCGCATCTATTACCTTTGTGAATGCTCTGGATGGCGGCATGGGGCCAGCATATTTTGATATGAAAGCATATGATTTGTCGGTTACATATGCTCAATTCCCATCTTCTCCTGACCCTGCGCAGAGCTTTATTGGTCAAGTAATTGTTGGGAAGACAGATACAACTGTCAATGCAGCAGTTAGGGTTATATCTGCATCTTCCGCAGGGTACATTGCAAGTGTTGCAGCCGCTGTATCAGGTTCTGATATCATTATCACTATCACGACTGGAGCCACATATGGAACTGGCGGTGGGAATACATTTTCATTTGTAAGCTTGGCTGACATTGGCCACAATATTTATCACTAAAAGGGAATCATCATGAAATTGATCTACATGGCAACAGGCGCAGGCGGTGGCAAGCAAAAACCTCGTGAGTCTGCACAGAAGCCGCCAGTCAAGCCGAAGAAATGAATACGTGGCGCTCTCGCTTAGCTACCGGCCTCGCCTTCTGGCTGGCCATGGCTTTGCATGTGGATTTAACGGCCAATGTCCAGAACACGGATGCTGGAATGTTGCTTTTCCACGGGAGCGCCGCTATTTTTGACCTGATGTTGATTTATATGGTTCCGGCATTCCTGTCGGAGCAACTCGCAAGCGACATGGAGGCCTTATGCATTGCCTCTATAGTCGCTAATTTCGTGGGCTGGATAGCCTACACGGCCTACGCCCCGCCGATCTACTACAATGTGTTCATGTGGGGATTGGCGTATGTGCAGTGGGCCAGGCTATTCATTATGGGCGGCAATGATGCTAATTATCACGGGCTGTATATGGTTCGTCGCAATTCTTAGCATCGCACGCAGCCGTATTAAGAAGAGAAAAATTCATGAGCGAACAAGAAAACGTAAAGGCCGCGCTTGAGACTGTGGCTAGTAGCCCGAAGGTGGCCACGATCATATCAGCCATTACGGGGGCGCTTGGGTCGATTTCGATCCTTAGCTTTACGCAGTCATTCCTTGGCTTGCTGTCCCTTGGGATTAGCTGCGTGATTGGTCTGTATGTCATCAAGATCAACCACACAAAGAACAAGATTTACGAACGTATGTTGCAAGACGGCGAATCCTTTAAGGAGTGAAAATGGAACTGATCCCCGAGTGGCGTAGCGCCATTAAACTTTTTTCCGTGCAAGCAAACGTTATTGGAGCCGCTATGGCTACGACCTACGCCAGCATGTATGACCAGCTTAAGGCCGACTTTCCGCCTCAATACATGTTCGCGCTGACTGCCGCCGTGTTCGTTGCCGGTATAGTGTGCCGAGTCATCAGCCAGCAGCCGAAAGAGCCAGATGATCAAGCCTGATGATCCTACGCTAAATAAGGAGCTTCGCCGCGATGAAGGTGTAGAGCGCATGCCCTATATCGATACGGTGGGCGTCAAGACCGTTGGTGTGGGCCATAACATGAAGGCCAAGCCATTGCCGCCTGGTTGGAAATTCCCCCTGACAGATGCGCAAGTCGATCTGCTGCTATCGCAAGACTTGGCGGAAGTATTCGCAAGCCTGAATAAGCGCCTGCCATGGTGGGCTACGCTTACGCCCGGTCGGCAGCGCTGCCTTGCAAACATGGCGTTCAACCTTGGTATTGATGGCCTGATGACTTTCACCAATACCCTGCGCGCAGTGAAGGAAGGCCGTTATGATGACGCGGCATCAGGTATGCGCGCTAGTAAGTGGGCCAAGCAGGTTGGAAAGCGATCAGAGCGCATGTGTGATCTGATGCTGGGGCAAGTACTATGACAGCCTACGCAAAGGCCGCTGCGGCGCTCCTGTTGCTTGTGCTGGGCTTTGCTTCCGGCTGGTGGTTGGGCGCCGGTCGGATGGAAGGCAAGTGGAACGCCAGCAAATCCGCCATGGCCCAGGCCCAGGACGCGGCCATTATCCAGCGCGTCACCGAAAATCAAGCGCTGATCGACAAGTACGCCGCCGACAACGCGGCCATCACGAAAGCAAAAAATGAAGAGATTGCTGCTGTTCGTTCCTCTCTTGCTGTCAGCCTGCGCCGTGGCGCCGGTATCTGTGCAGGATCTGCCAGCGCGCCCGAAGTCGCGGCCACCGGAAGCAGCAATGCAGCCAGTGCCGCCAGCGGGGCATTTCGTCCAGACATTCAAAGAGATATTGGAGCGGCCCTGATGGAAATGGAAGAGGTGGCCGCTACCGCGCGCGCCTGTCAATCCTTCGTGCGCTCGACGCAATAAAAAAGCCGGCGAAGATGCCGGCTTTTCCTTATGCTGATTTTTCGCGCTTGGCAATCTCACGTGCGATATACCATGCCGACTTTTTCAGATCATCAAGCGGCGCGCCCTTCTCGTCAGCACGCCAAAGGTACTTGATCGCATTGCCGATATTGAAGCTCATATGTTCCGTGATCTGGATGCACTCGATACCGCTTGGGTGGCTCGTGTAGTGCTTCGGATGATTGATCTTGTCTTCCATGCCTCTCCTTCTGCGCTCTCGCGCTCTCCGGGCAGATCGGCGCCCGGTGGGCCGGTTAATACGTCTTGCCGCCTTCTGCCATACGATGCTCGATCTTGTGATCCGCGCGCTGCGCATTGTAGGCAATCTTTTCGACAACTGCGCCGGCCAAGTCCATGCCATAACCGCCTGCCGTGTCACAGATACGGATCAGCGCGTCTGCCAGCTCTACCTCGCGCATCTGGCGATGCGGTAGCTTGTCATCCATCAAGCCCTTACGGTCGCCTTCCATGGCTTCGGCCAGTTCCGATACGATCAACATCAGCTTTTGGCTGAAGCACATCGGATTTTCGCGGGTATCGGCGCCGGTCTTTGGGTCTATCCACCAGTGCTTTGCGGCTTGGTGGCATGCATCGACCATGACGCTTACTGCGTGCTCTGTTGCGCGCTCGTTGTATTCCATGCTATTTCCTTTCAGTATCCCAATGCGCAAGCGAGCGCCATCAGGCAAATCATAAATGCGGCAATGCGCCGGGCAATGGTGCTGCGGCGGGCTTGGGCTGCGTGGTATGCGGCGATCATGGTCTTCCTTTGAAAACAACAATTGCAGATGGAAATGGCGCGCTGTTTTTATGCCCGCCAAATTTCAGCCGCCCGCGCAAAAACTCTACATCGCCATACGCTGCATAGTCGTGCCACCATGCAGTGTCAGTTCGGGCAGGAACTAAGCACACAACCGTGGCGCCGTTGTCGCGCGCTGCATCATGCGCCTTCTTCATCCATGCACCGATTCCACGACCATACGGCGGGTTCATCCACAACACGCCTTTCCATTCCTGCGAAAGACCGTCAATTTCAGGCGTGAAATAGTGCGTGCATTTTGCATTTTCAGCGACGGCGCAAACGTCTGTTGTGAAATTGTAGATGGCCGCGTAACGGTCAAATACGTCCTGCGGTGTAGCCCACATATCTGTGGCGCTGCTGAAATGTACGTTCATATTCTTCCTTTACGCCAGCGGTAGCCGGCGCGGTGTGGGGTTAGTGTCTAGGCCATGCCAAAGGCTTAAGGTCGGCGCGCTGCTGAGCCAGGCCCTGTATTTGCATGGTCATGCTCTCGATCAAATCCATTGTCGTGCGGCAGGCATCCATCAGCTCGCCAACATTGGCCGGCACGCCGTCGTTATCTGGCTGCATGGCGCGCAGGATTTGCGCCGATGTTGCACCCAGCTTGCCGCACAAGATTTGCAGCTGCTTCTTGCTGTCCTCGTGGGCGCTACGCACTGTCGCATATTGGCCACGAGCTAACAGCAATGCTTGAGGTAATTCGTTGAGGTCAAGCATTGCGGCTCCTTAGCTGGCTTGCTTTTCACCAAGCATCTGCATCTGCTCGGCAATAATGTCCGTGGCATACTTTTCCACGCCGTCCTTGTCCGTGTACTTGCGCGTTTGTAGCCGGCCTTCGACATAGACCGATGAGCCTTTTTTCAGGTACTGCCCGACGATCTCGGCCAACTTGCCGAAGAAACTGATGCGGTGCCACTCGGTTTGCTCTTTCTGCTCGCCCGTGTTCTTGTCCTTCTGCTTGTAGCTGGTAGCCACGGCGATATTTGCGATGGCGTCGCCCGATGGCATGTAGCGCATTTCTGGATCGCGGCCAAGGTTGCCGACGATGATTACTTTGTTGACGGATGCAATATCAGGCGCCTTTCTTGAGTTCGCCCATGCGGGCATTGAAATGGCCGGTGTACAGGCGCTTTTGTTCGTTCGGCAGGCCATTCATTACGGTCGTTAGCGCTGGCACAGTCTGTGCCGCGTTGAACTGCGCAATGATTACTGCATCCGGCTCAAGGCTTTGGCTTGCAGATACTGCTGGCGCTTGCGAGGCGGCCCGTGGCGCGCTTTTCTGTGGGGATGCAGCGTTGCCATCGTCATCTTCTGGCGCGATGCCGCATGCGGCTTGCAGCGAGTAACGGCGGGCATATGTCAGAGCCGATCCGTATCCTTGCGGGTCTTGCTTTGATGCTGGAACATGCAGGCGACCGCCACGCATAGTTTCACCGGATTCATGGATAAACACGGTTTCGACCGTAACGCCTGTTTCATCCATGAAGGTTTCTTGCATGAGGGCGATTCCGTTTGCCAGAAGAGCATCGTCTACGGCATCTAGGCAGGCGCCCAGGTCGGCATACTTTGATTTGAAGGCAGGGTTCGTGCGGTCTTTCAGCGCAGGGCCAAACTCTTTTTTGGCCTTGATAAAAGCCGGGGCAATCTTTTCCATTGTGATTCCTTAGTGTTTTGTGATGCCTAGAAAGGCAAAATTCCGCGGTCAACCTGTTTCTTGCGTTCCTCCGTTTCCCGTTCGGTGATTGTCGGCCGCCAGATTTGGCCATGCCATTCCTGGCGTTTCATGCGCTCCTGTTCGCGCTCGATTCTTGCTCTTACCTCTTCTGCCGTCTGTTTCATGCTATTTCCTTTAGTCATAGTTTCCCCAAGGGTGATAAGCACGGAGTTTCCCACGTAGTCTTACCTCCTTGATCCAGATGCATCCTTGCCTGCTTGATGAATCCCAATCCTGCCTTGTGGCGCTCATTCATCGATACAGGATTTGTCTCACCACTCGTTCCTGTATCTTGTCTAGTCCCTGAGTCAAGGCTAGGAGGCGTGCAACCGGGTGAATGGTCAGCCTGTCTTGGTTCGGTGGGGCCGATGCAAGCCCACGTACGAACGGTGCAGAGCCAGAATGCAAAAAAGCCGCTAAGGTCTGGAAACTGGAGGAAGAGGGCAAATAGGCGGACGCTCAACTAAGCTCCCACTTGCCCAACAGTTTCCAAGCCTTAGCGGCCTGTTTGTCAAGCGTCCTATTTGTTCCGGCTTCCACACCGTTAGATATGATTCTACAGCACGCTTACTATTTAGCAAGCATTTTGTTTGCTTTCTCCATGCTTTCCGCATCATCCGCAGCAGCAAGAACAGCCGCCGCAAACGAGCGCGCAAATTCAGGCGTCATCGTGAATTCGACCTTGCCGAACCATTCCGATCTTTGCTGATTTGGCGTATGAACCAGCACCATGTTTAAGCCGTCGCGGTCAGGCCCAATTTCGATGCAGCATCCCTCTTTGTCATCGTACACGCGGCGGGTTACTTCTGTCGTAATAGTCATTGCTTTACTCCTTGGTTAGTTTTCTTCAACTCTTCGCGCAGCCGGCGCCCAGCTTCTGCCGCCACCATGATCGGCGCAGGCGGCAAGTCCTGGGCTTCGCGCTCTGCTTCGACTTCGGCGAATATCACGGCATACAGCGCGGCCTCTTCGTCTTCTGTCTCGCGTGCGCAGGCCTTGGCGAGAAAATCTGGCTCGGTCATGGCGCCTCCAGCTGGAACTGACGCACCAGATTCTGGTAGTTTGTCGGCACGTGGCTTTCGTCAAGCTTCATCACCACAACACAGTCTTCGCCAAGGCCCCAACGGACAGCGAAGAAGCATGCAGGGACGATTTCGCCATCGGTATAGGTGCTATGCTCAGGATGGGCCGCAAAATGCGCAGCGGCCTTCTCTGCGAACTCCAGCTCACCCTTGATATCGCTGCTGTAGACGGTTCGCATATCAATTCCCCTTATCCATATCTGCATCTTGTTGCGCATCGCGTGCATCGTCAGGATCTGGCCCATCGTCCTGATCATCGGGATCTTTATAGCCAGGATAGTCATTCTTCCATTCGTCGTATGGTGTCATATCAATTCCCCTTAGAGCCAGAGAGGGCGCGCATTTGATGCTCAATCGCTGACATTTGTTCGATGTAGTCATCGGCCAAAAGATGCTTGGAGTCCCACAGGCTGATAAGGATTGCGATCAGTTCTTGCGCAGCATCCGGGCCAGCGGCGGCGACAGGCTGCGGCGCGACGAAGTAAAGCTGCATGCCGTTGCGCAGATGCTCGGGCGGCGGTACGTACCACTTTATGCCATTGAGCGCGCTGCTGTCGGTAATAGCGATTGGCGAGGCCTTCTCTGCATATCCTGGCGCGCCATTGGCGGCTGCCGGGGCGGCGGTATCGAACAGTGGGTAGAAATAGTTACAGCTATAGCCTGCGCGCTGCTTTGCGATTTCTTTGGTGAAGCCCACATCACCGTGACCGTCCAGGTCCGTGCATAGCCAAGATACAGGCTTGTTGTTCGGCGCTTCCTGCTTCGGAGCCATGGCAAGCGCGCGCTGGTGGATGGCAAGCGCAACGTCTTCTGGATGCGTGGGGCCGAGCGACTTAACGAAGTCGTTCAGGTCGCGGCGCGTTGCTGCTGTGCCGCATGCGTTGCAATCAAGGTACGTGCCGAGCTTGTCGCGGCTGCCAGTGTCGTTGCATTCGTTGCAGGTAAAGTTCATGATGTACGTCCTTCCGCTTTAGCGACGACTGAGGCAAACAGCTTCGTCAGGTCATCATCTGGATGGCCAATGATATCGATGGCTGCCTTGAGGCATTCAAGTAATTCCGGTGCCGCCGCCATCAAGTGAAGGTCAGCGTCTCGGGCAATGTAATCTTCCAGAGTCAAATCGGATGCGGACATTACCACGCTCACGATAAATGCCGGGCCGGTCAATTTTTTGAAGCCGGGATAGTGCCCGTCTTCGACTTTCCATTCTTTTTTCATTGTGACGCCTTAGAAAAGTATTCGATGATGGCAAGAGCAGCGATAAATGCGAACGCTGCTAACACTGCTGGCTGGCGGATAAAGTCGCGCAGGGGCTTGAAGCGTGATTGCGTGCGGATTTTCATGGTTTCCCTTCTGCTGTAGAAACGGCGGCGCGAGCGGCGATCAAGTTCATGCGCGCTTGATGGCGCTCTTCCTTGTTGCTGAATTCGTTGATCGAGCAGAAAGAATCGTCCAGTCCTTTCAGCGCCGCCACCAGCTGCGCCTGGATGGCCAGCAGATCAAGGATCGCGGCAGGGTTCGCGGCCAAGATAAACTTTTCGTCGTCCTCGCCAGTGATGCCAAACGGGCCGGCATCGCTATTCCCGTTGTCGCCACGGATTACGGTGTTATCGTTTGCGTCGAGCAATTCGTACTTCACCGTGCCGTCGTAACGATCACCTTTCCACGGGCCAGGTGATGCCGCTTCCGCCAACTTCTTCAATTCATCAAACTTGCTCATACTTCCCCCTCGTTATGCCGAGCCACGCGGCCCGGCTGTTGGTTAAATTTCGATTGCGGAAGGAAATCCCGGAGCGATAACCGTACTCATGAAAATCATGACGGAAGGTGAAAAAATTGATCCTGACTCGCATCCTATGCTGACCATCATGGCATTGGATACACATGATATTTACGGC